TGCAGCAAGAAGGATGCGGCCGGATTCTTCAGGGTTTCCGTGCAAGCACTGGACGGCTGGTTTACTGCTGGGTGCCCCGTTCATGAGCGTGATGAGTCAAACCGAATACGGTCGGTCAGCCTGCAGGACATGCATGATTGGCGACTTTCCCGCGCTGGAGAAGGCGGTGATTTGGAGCGCGAACGGACCCGCCTGACGAAAGCGCAAGCCGACAAAACCGAGCTAGAGGTTAGCGAGATTCGCGGGGAGTCAGCGCGGATGCCGGTAATCGTCCAGCATTGGCAGGCGATGGTAGGCAGCATGCGGGCAAAGTTGCTCGCCCTGCCAAGCAAGGGCGCAGCCACAATCGCACCGGCTGACAAGGTGCAGTTTGCCACGGACGCTTTGCAGGCACTTGTACACGAGGCACTTTCGGAAATCGCAAACGATGCTATCCCTCACGAAATCCGAGCGCGCGTTGATGCGCAGCGCCGAGCAAATGACGCGGACGATAGCGAGGCCACCGCCGAAGTTGACTTTGAGTCAATGGGCGAATGAAAAGTTATATCTGAGCGCCGAGGATTCTGCGGAGCCAGGCAAGTATTCAACTGACCGCGCTCCGTATCAGCGCGGGATTATGGATGCGATCAGCGACCCTTTGATTCAGTCGGTATGCGTCAAGTCAGCGGCGCAGATCGGCAAGACTCTTTTGCTCAAGGCGATCATCGGTTACTACGTCGATCAAGACCCGTCGCCGATACTGGTAGTGCAGCCGAACATCGAGATGGGCGAGACGTTCTCGAAAGACCGCTTGGCTCCGATGATCCGCGACACGCCGTGCTTGCGCGGAAAGATTGCCGATCCAAAATCGCGGGACAGTGGCAACACGATCCTGCACAAGCGGTTCCCCGGCGGTCACCTGACCATCGTTGGCGCTAACGCGCCGGCTGGCTTGGCATCTCGCCCAGTTCGCGTTGTGGTGTTTGATGAGGTTGACAGGTATCCAGCAAGCGCAGGCACGGAAGGCGATTCGATTGCATTGGGCAAGGCGCGCACTAAGACTTTCTGGAATCGAAAGATTTTGGAAGTTTCGACGCCAGGCGACGCAGATACATCGCGCATCGAAAGATCGTGGCTTGCGAGCGATCAGCGCAGATACCACGTTCCTTGCCCGCACTGTGACCACATGCAGGTCCTGCAATGGGCGAATGTTCAGTGGCAGCCTGGCGAACCTGACACCGCGCAGTATATGTGCGAGTCGTGCAGCGCCTTATGGACGAACGGCGATCGGCTGGCCGCGATCAAGCTTGGCAGATGGGATGCTGAATTCCCGGAACGGCGAAATGCGGGGTTCCACTTGAGCGAGCTTTGCAGCCCATTCCGATCGCTGGCGGAAATAGTGGTGGACTTTCTGGCCGCAAAAGGGTCGCCGGAAACGCTAAAGGTCTGGGTTAATACCAGCCTTGGCGAGTGCTGGGAAGAGCGCGGCGGGGAAAAGGTTGACGCAAGCGTTTTGTATGAGCGCCGAGAAAACTACAAAGAAGCCCCGAATGGGGTTGTGTACATCACTCTTACGATGGACGTTCAAGACGATCGTCTTGAAGGCGAGTTCATCGGATGGGGTATTGGCGAAGAATCGTGGGGTCTTGGTACATTCCAGCTATTCGGGGACGTAGGCGGGCCGATCTTGTGGCAAAAGGCAGATGACCAACTGGCGCGCACGTTCAAGCGCGAAGACGGGGCAATCCTTGCCGTGAGTTCCTGCATGATTGACTCAGCCGGTCATTACACGACTAGCGTGTATGACTGGGCAAAGAAACACCGAGGCCGAGTGATGCCTTTAATCGGGCGGTCTGGCAAGGGTCGGCCGCTAGTTGCGGTCAGCAAGACTCCTGTCAAATCGCATGGGATAAAGCTGTGCATCATCGGGACCGATGCGGCAAAGGAGCTGCTGCTTTTCTCGCGCGTGAAGATTCAAGATCATGGCCCAGGTTATTGCCATTGGAACCAAGACTATGACGCGGATTATTTCGCCCAGCTCACTGCTGAGAAAAGGGTCATAAAATATTCAATGGGCCGCCCAACCCACGCATGGGTTCTTGCGAAAGGCAAGCGTAATGAAAAGCTGGACATTCGGGCGTACTCGCTTGGCTTAATAGCGCTTATGAAGCCGAATTTTGCTGCACTAGCCGCGCGCATAGCGCCGAATGAGATTGCATCATTCTCGCCGCCACCGATTGCACGGCGGCCCTCGACGTATCTGCAAGGAAGGTAATGGCCTGGACCCAAACACAACTTGACGCGCTAGATGTAGCGATCGTCAGCGGGAGCCTGCGCGTTCGTTACTCAGATCGCGAAGTCATGTACCGCAGCCTTGACGAGATGATCCGTATCCGCGACTTGATGCGCGCTGACCTTGGCTTGCTTGGCGACAACGGTGGACGTAGCCACATGTACGCCGGTTTTTCAAAGGGCCTTGAGTGAACACTCTGGACAAAGTGATTGGATGGATCAGCCCGATCGCTGGCATTAAGCGCGCGCGCGCACGCCTTGCGATGGATGCGGCTCGCCGTTATGAGGGTGCAGCATCAGGGCGCAGAGTAGATAGCTGGCAGGCTCAAGGCCTCAGCGCGAACGGCGAGATTGCCTTAGCCCTTCCGAAGCTGCGCGACCGCCACCGTGATCTAGTCCGTAACAATCCGTGGGCTTCACGCGCTGTACAAGCGATTGTTAGCAACACGGTAAGCTACGGCATCACTGCGAAGGTAAATGGCAAGCCGAAATTGATCTCTACCTATAAGGCGTGGGCTGAATCGAAAGCATGTGATGCTAGCGGCCAGCACAATATCTACGGCCTTCAAGGCCTGATCATGCGAACCGTAGTTGAGTCTGGCGAGTGCCTAGTCCGCAGGCGCTGGCGCAGGCCGTCTGACGGCCTTCCGGTGCCAATGCAACTCCAAATCATGGAGCCGGATTACCTCGACCACACCCGTACAGAAATCCTTCAAGGCGGCGGCTGGATAGTGCAGGGCAAACAGTATTCTCCTTTCGGAAAGTTGGAAGGGTACTGGCTATACAAGTCTCACCCAGGCGACCCTATCACGACTTCTGCAGATGTAGGATTTGTTCCAGTTAGTGAGATTGCCCACATATACCGGCAAGATCGCGGTTCCGATCAAGTCAGAGGCGTGCCGTGGGGCACATCGGTCATGATCACGCTTCGCGATCTCGACGATTACGAAGACGCGTATCTTTTCCGTCAGAAGCTGGCCAACTGCCAAGTTGGCGTCGTATACGACAACTCTGCCGGAGTAGACAGCACGGCAGCGGTTCCAGCCTTAAGCGAGACTATGGAGCCAGGCCGGTATGACTTCTTGCCAGCGGGCAAAGACATCAAATTCAATACACCGCCTAACGCCGGAGACTATGGCCCTTTCGTAAATGCGGCCCTACTTAGAGTTGCGGCTGGTTACGGAATCACCTTCCAAGCTCTTACTGGCGACCTATCGTCCGTTAACTTCAGCAGTGGCCGAATGGGCTGGCTGGAGTTCGGCCGGAACATCGACGCTTGGCGTTGGCACATGCTGATACCGCAAGGGCTCGATGTCATTGGCGGGTGGTTTCTTGAGGCGGCCGCTATGCAAGGGATTCCTACAGCGGGGGTCAGCATAGGCTGGACTGCGCCGCGCCGTGAACTGATAGACCCAGCCAAAGAAATCAAGGCGTACCGTGATGCAGTTCGGTCCGGACAGATGAGCTTGCCTATGGTGCACCGCGAGCTTGGCGAGGACTCTGACGAGATACTTGACGAAATTTCTGCCACCAATAAAAAACTGGACAAGTTGGGAATTGTTCTCGACTCCGACCCGCGTTATGACAATGCGCCAGCCCCAGATTCTGTAGTGCCGGAGAGCGCTCAATGAAGAAACAAACCGTAAGCGGGCCTAATCTGGCCCGAGCGATCACGGCAGATGCTGCGATCATCGACGAAAAAAGCCGCCGCGTGCGACTTTCTTTTTCTTCGGAGATCCCCTACCTGCGCAGCTCGTGGTTTGACGATCCGTGGATCGAGGTGCTGGGGCACGACGATGGCGAGATTGTGATGGACCGCATCGGCAGCGGCAACGCGCCGTTTCTGTGGGGTCATGATCAATCCGGCCGAGAAAATAATATTGGCGTTGTGGAAAAGGCATGGACTGAGAAAGGCCGCGGTATGGCCGAGGTTCGCCTATCCGCACGTCCAGATCTTGACGGGCTGATGCAAGACTTGGTGGACGGGATCGTCCGCAACGTCAGTGTCGGCTATCAAATCCATGAACGGACCCTGATCAAGAAAAACGACACCGGCCCCAGCGAGTACCGCGTTACCCGCTGGACGCCCATTGAAATCTCGCTGGTATCCGTACCGGCAGACGAAACCGTTGGTGTCGGCAGAAGTGCTGAAGCCGTACGGAGTTTCACAGTTACCGATATTCCACAAACCGAGGAAAGAAACATGAGCGACGAACAGAAGCCGGCCGTCCCGGCAATCACCGAGCGGCAGGAATCTGTCGCCGCACAAGTTGTGTCGGCACCTTCCGATATGACGCGTTCTATCGCCGAGGCATCTTACGCAGCGGTCACCGCCGAGCGCGCGCGCGTTTCGGAGATCACTAAGCTGGCTCGCAAGGCAGACATGGACGAGGATACCGTCCGCAAGTTTGTCGATGACGGCGCCACTGTAGAGGCCGTGCGCGCTGCGGTGCTTGACGCTTTGGTGTCACGTGACCAAGCACACCGCCCGCAGATGACTGCAGGCCGTGACTCTATCGACAAGGAAAATGACCAGGCTTTGCATGCGTTGCTGGCGCGTGCAGGCGAACGCATCGACGGAAAAGTAATTGATCTACAAGGCAATGATTTCCGCAGCGCTTCGCTGTTGGACCTTGCAAAACGCTCACTAGAGCGTGTTGGCGTGCGCACCAACGGCCTTGACAAGATGGAGATCGCAGCCCGTGCGATTACCCAAACGACTTCGGACTTTCCGATTTTGATGGGTAATGTGCTTAATAAGAGCTTGCTTGGCGCATATGCACTAGTCCCTGATACCTGGAGACTTTTTTGCAAAGTCGGCTCTGTGTCTGATTTCCGGCCGAACTATCGGTATCGCGGTGGTGCTTTTGGCAATCTTGCAACCGTGCCAGAGGCAGGCGAGTACACTTATGGCTCAATTAGCGATGCCGAGAGAAATTCTATCACCGCCGTAACAAAGGGCAAAATGATTGGCTTGTCTCGTCAAGTCATCATTAACGATGACCTTGGCGCATTGGTCGATATGTCGAAAGACCACGGCCGCTCTGCTGCGCGCACCATTGAGAGCGATGTTTATACATACCTCGCATCTAACCCGACCCTCGCAGATACCGGCGCGCTTTTCAACAGCACCGCAGTAACCACGGCAGGCGGGCATGCGAACATCACCAGCTATGTTGCGCCAAGCGTGACCAGCATTGCACAGCAGGGCCAGCTAATGGCTTCCCAGACTTACGCCGGCGATTATGTCGACGTACGTCCAACCATCTTCCTTGGCCCGATCGGACTTGCTGCGGACGTTCAGCTCCTGAACGACTCTCAATTTGATCCTGTCGATAATAAGTTCATGAAGCCGAATATGGTCCGTGGCTTCTTTAGTAAGGTTGTCGGTAGCCCGCGGATCACTGGTTCCGTCTGGTATGTTTTCGCCGATCCAAACATCGAGCCGGTATTAGAGGTCGCTTTCCTCAACGGCCAGCAATCGCCGTATCTGGAAATGCGCCAAGGCTGGAACGTCGACGGCGTAGAATGGAAGGTTCGCCTCGACTACGGCGTAGGCGCTGTCGGTTTCCGCGGTGCGCGCAAGGTCGTTGACCAATGACAGCGGCGGCGCCGTTGTATCTGGCCAAGTAGTCAAGATGCAAAACGTGCTGGGCATCGCACTGGTTGACATTGCAACGTCCGCAGTCGGCGCGGTTGCAATGTCCGGAGTCTTTACCGTC